AAAATAAATTATTTACTATTCCTGGATCAGGAGAAATATGTAAAACTCTTATATTTTCGAATGTGGTTTTTTTGTTTAAATATCCATACTTTTCTAATGTGGAATAAAGCAATCTATGCCTAGACTCACTTCCACAATTTTCACACATTTTTTGTTGAAATTTTTTCTCACCACAAATATTACATGACGATTCATTCTTTATACTCACTATTTACCCTTTCGCCGTCAATGCAAATTTCACCTTTAAAAACATAAACATTTGAATCAACTCGTATTTGTTCAAATACTTGATTGTTTACACATTTATAGGGGTCTTTGTAATTCATAAAATAATAGTATGCACCGTAACCAATGCCTGCTAGTACAAGCAGTATAGGAATTATTTTGATATATTTTGATAACTCTGGCAAAGCCGAGAGTATTTGTGGTAGAAATTTAAGTAAATCTTTCATTGGTAGTTTGCTACAAAAGATTCATAAAGGTTTAAACCGTAGAGCTCTGCCTCGATTTCCCAAGGTTTGTTTTCGTATACAATATTTTTAGAAACTTTTTTGCCTCGCCATCTTGTCATCGGTTCATTTAAATATCCCAACGAATATTGTTTTACGTGAACCATTTCATGCGCCAAGGTTTTTAGTTTATCATCTATACTCAAACAACGGTTTACTTCAATGATAAAAGAATCTGGTTTACCTTTAAGGTTATAATTATCTATATAGACTAGACCAAAAACATCTAGATTTTTGTACCGAATTGTAAGTTCTAATTGAGCGATTCTCGCAGGCGTAAACAGCAACTCGGCAAAATGATCAATTGCCAAGAGGTGTTTTTTCGGTACTTTTCCATTGATAATCATACGTCATTGTAACACGGAAAAATGTGTTTGTCAAGCTCACCACTTTTCTGCCCGAGACCACGATGAATCATAATCTAGATTATAATCGGTTACATCAGGAATGTCAACAGCAAAATCATCTACCGAAATTTCTCTCCAATCTTCACCTTTATTCATTGCCGTAACCATGCGGCGAGATTTTTCTTGGGTAGCAATACCTTCTGGTGTTTGGTGATATTCGATGAGTTTTTTGCGGCGAACTTTTTTATCTTCTTCAGTATGCTCACGAACATTGCCGCAAGACCTTGAGCAAAAGGGACCACGTTTCGTATGAGTAGTGCCGCAGCGAGGACAATCTTTTTCTTTTGCCATAAAAATACCCAGACTAAGCTGGGTTTTCGTTACCTTGTAATAATATACTAGGATCTTTTTCACAAAGGAAGTTTATATACTTGACGGCATCATTTTCGTTTTCAAAGTACCGAATGATGGTTTGACAAGTGTAAGCAGAAATAAAAATGAGTAGTACACTTTCATCTTTAGAGATGGAGAATTTAATGTACCACCCATTTCGTTCTACTGGTGACCAAAATTTTAAATCACTTTTTACTTGATTGAACTTTACCTGGTTCAAAGTCAATGGCTTCTTTTGCATAGTTTCCTAATCCTACTACAAATTTTTCAGACTCTTTGGTATATGTAGTAAAAAAGGAATATGTAGCATGGTCAAAAGCTTTATTGTATGACTTGAAACCTTCAACTTTAAGGTCAATGAAGGCCTTCATAAAATCTTTTTGACGCTCTGCAACTTCATTGAAAGTCGGTACTGGTGGGAATGTATAAAACATTTTAGTTTCTCCTGTAATTTGAATAATATTGGATCCAATGTTCTACGTCAGCCGTAGATTTTGGATTTTTAGACTCAATAAATACTTCTATCTCCGATTTATGATCCGGTGTTAGAAAATCGATTAATTTTTGTAAGCAACTCATAAAAACTCCTGTACAAGTATATATCCAATCCTATGTTGCAAGAGCACATTTTTTACGGTAATTAGTTTGACTAAATAGTGTATAAATTCAAGAGGTACCCATGCCAAACACAAAAGTAAAATCGCATAATCTTGCAAACACCGCAGTCACAGCAGGTTCTTATGGCGGGGATGGAAATGCAGCGGCTATTACTGTCGATGCACAAGGTCGAATCACAGCAGCATCAAATGTTGCGGTAAGTGGCGGCGGTAGTGCAGAATCTTCAATACCAACAATGTTAATGTTATCGGGAATGTAAAATGCCACAAACCTTCAAAGTACTAGGACAATCAAATCCAACAGCATTTACAAATACAACTTTGTATACTGTACCAGCAGCGACTCAAGCGGTTATATCAACAATTACAATTGCAAATGCCAATACTTCCGCAAATGCAAATTATAGTATTGCGGTACGCCCAGCCGGAGAAGCTATTGCTGCAAAACACTATATTACAAACAACAATGTGGTTCAATCGGTGGATAGTATCGCATTGACTTTGGGATTGACTTTGGGAAATACTGATGTGGTTACTGTTTATACTTCATCATCTAATGTTTCATTTGGTATTTTTGGATCAGAGATAACGTAATATGGCGATCAAGTCATTTGTAGAACAAAATATTAGATCACAAAGATTTAATAGAAGAGACACCTCGAATCCTTCGCGCAACGTAACTACTCCCACGGTCGAGTATTTGGTAGTTGCGGGTGGCGGTGGTGGTGGATACGGATCATCCTCTGGAGGTGGTGGAGCTGGAGGACTTTTAACAGCAACTAATTTTTCTATAACCAAAGGTTCTTCTTTAACTGTTACTGTTGGCGCGGGTGGTAATGGAGGCACCACGGCCAGTGGATCTAAAGGTTCTAACTCAGTTTTTAGTAGCGTCACTGCTATAGGAGGAGGTTTTGGATCTTATAATGGTGCTAGTGGTGGTACCGGTGGATCAGGCGGCGGCGGTGGATTGAGTACGTTTACTGGCGGAGGCGCAGGTGGCACCGTGCAAAGTTCCGGCCAAGGAAATGCCGGCGGTGCAGCAACTGGTGATGGTTCTACTAGATTTTCATCCGGTGGAGGTGGAGGAGCAGGAGGTAACGGACAAACATGGACAACAGGTGTAACTGTCGCCTCTGATGGAGGATTAGCACTTCAATCATCAATATCTGGAACTTTAACATATTATGCCGGCGGCGGTGGCTCAGGACAAGACACTCGAGCAACAGCTCTGACTAGGGCTGGATACGGAGGAGGAACTACTACAACTTCTCAAAAAGGAGGAGCGGGTGATGGAGGTACTAATGGAAGCGCAGGGCAAAGTGGATCTACAAACACCGGCGGTGGCGGCGCCAGCGGTTCTTATAGTCCTGGAGGCACTGGAAATGGAGGCGCAGGAGGTTCCGGAATTGTAATTATAAGATATACTTCAAATTTTCTGGATGCTGCTTCGACCACAGGATCTCCAACACTAACAATTTCTGGTGGATTTAAAATTTATACTTTCACAGGTTCAGGTTCAATTACTTTCTAATCACGAAAAATAAAAAGAAAAAGATATGCCATTAACACAACTAACAGGCGGATTAATTGAACCAGGATCAATTCAACAGTCCGATTTAAGTACAGAAGTAGCAGCAAACATATCTTCTGCTTTTGCTGCGGCTAACTCCGCAGCATCTTACGCCAATCAGGCATTTTCTGCGGCGAATACAGCATCATCGGGTAGCATAGATAGTTACGCTAGAGATACAGCGAATAGTGCCGCTTTTTATGCTAATAGTGCATTTAACGAAGCGAATTCGGCCTTCAATAAAGCCAATACTTCTGTTATAGCAGGTAGTTATGCAAACTCAGCATACAGTCAGGCCAACAATGCAACTACAAATGCTGGAGTGGCAGACACTAAAGCTGTAAATGCGGGATCATATGCTAACTCTGCGTATAGTCAAGCTAATACCGCCACAACAAATGCATCTACAGCTGATGGTAAAGCAGTAACAGCTGGTAACTATGCGAATACAGCATACAGTCAAGCAAACACCGCAACTATTAATGCTGCAACAGCCGATAGTAAAGCAGTAAGTGCTGGAGAATATGCTAATACTGCCTTTGGTCAAGCCAATACGGCCGTAACCAATGCTGCTACAGCTGATGATAAAGCTGTAAGTACTGCATCATATTCTAATTCAGCATTTGGTGCCGCTAATAGTGGTTCATCTTATGCCAATTCAGCATATACTCAAGCTAATACAGCAACAACAAATTCAACTACAGCTGATCAAAAGGCCACAAGTGCTGGAGAATACGCTAACTCAGCCTATGGTCAATCTAATACCGCAATCACTAATGCATCTACCGCTGATGGTAAGGCTGTAACAGCTGGCATTTATGCCAACGCTGCCTTCAGTGAGGCCAACACTGTTGATTCTAAAGCAGTAACAGCTGGTAACTATGCCAACTCGGCATTTGGTGTTGCGAACACTGCAACTACAAATGCTGCGACTGCCGACAGCAAAGCAGTATCATCCGGAGTTTATGCTAACAGTGCTTATGGTGCTGCTAACACAGTAGATTCTAAAATTATTGATGTTGGTGGTTATGCTAACTCAGCATACACTCAAGCAAATACCGCAGATAGTAAAGCAGTAACATCTGGTAACTATGCTAACTCAGCATATACTCAAGCAAATACATCTGACAGTAAAGCGGTAAGTGCTGGTAGTTATGCTAACTCAGCTTACACACAAGCAAATACAGCAACTACAAATGCAGCAACTGCCGACAGTAAAGCTGTAAGTGCAGGATCATATGCTAATTCGTCCTTTAGTGTGGCTAATACAGCAACTACAAATGCTGCTACAGCTGATGGTAAAGCTGTTGATGCAGGACAATATGCTAACTCTGCTTATACTCAAGCAAACACTGCAACTACAAATGCTGCTACAGCTGATGGTAAAGCAGTAACAGCTGGCAGTTATGCTAATGCAGCGTTTGGTATTGCCAACACAGCAGATGTCAATTCTATTTCTGCTGGTAACTATGCTAATGCTGCTTTTGCTGTGGCCAATAGTGGTATTACCGATTCTTGGGCTAGAGATACTGCAAACGCTGCATCTAGTTATGCCAATTCAGGATTTTATACTGCTAATAGTTCTGGTCTTTATGCTAATGCAGCATTTGCGGCCGCAAATACAGGAGTGCCAGATACTTTAGCTAGAGATACTGCTAATGCGGCATCAAGTTATGCCAATTCTTCTTTTAATACAGCGAATACTGCTGACAGTAAAGCAGTGAGTGCTGGTAGTTATGCTAACTCAGCTTTTGGTGCAGCAAACACAACAGCAATTTACGCAAACGCTGCATTTGCTGATGCCAACACCAAATTTAGTTCATCGGGCGGCACAATCTCTGGTAACGTTACTATCCTCTATGATCTTAGTGTCTTAGGAAATGTTAGTTTTACAGGAAATGTTACTTCTGTAACTGTCACTGGTAATAGTGGTCAATTTTTTGGTGAAGCGAACGGGCATAACGCATTATATGCTGGTATTCCTGTTGGATATGACTATCAGCCACATACAGTATTTCAAGCATCAACAAATGAGGATAATTACTCTCAAATAAACATTCAAAACATTAATCCTGGAAATAACGCATCATCTGATTATGTTGCTACGGCCGATAACGGTACTGAAAATGATACTTATATTGACATGGGTATTGCTAGTAGTCTGCATGCCGATCCTGAATTTACGTTAGTTGGTCCAAATGATGGTTACTTGTATGTGTCTGGCAATACAGTCACGGGCGGTGGTGGCCTTGTAATTGGTACACTTTTAGAAAATGATGTCATATTTACTGCTGGTGGCATGAATGAAGAAAATGAACAAATGCGTATCATTGGTTCAAGCAATACGATTAACATTCGTTCTAATGTAGATTCAAGTATCGCAAAGAGTGTTTTATTGGGACCAATTGCAAACCTTCATATTACAGGTGGTTCAAATGATGATTATATTAGAACCGATGGTTCAGGTAATCTGACATTTGCAAATTTAACTTCCGCAAATGTAATTAAAGTTTTATATGATACAGCTAACACTACTAGTCAAACAGCTGTAAGTTCTAGTTCATATGCAAATGGCGCTTTTGCTGCAGCTAATACAGCAGACCAAAAAGCTGTAACGGCTGGAACATACGCCAATGCGGCATTTGCAGCCGCTAATACAGGCGCCAGTAGTTCAGACCAATATGCTAGAGACACTGCTAATGCTGCATCTAGTTATGCCAATTCATCTTATAGTCAAGCAAACACAGCCACAACTAATGCTGCTACAGCTGATGGTAAAGCTGTAACAGCTGGATCATATGCTAATGCTGCCTTTGCTTTAGCTAATACCTCAGATAGTAAAGCAGTAACAGCAGGTAACTATGCTAATTCAGCTTATGGTCAAGCTAATACAGCAACTACCAATGCTACTACTGCTGACTCTAAAGCTTTAACGGCAGGTGATTACGCTAACTCATCCTATACTCAAGCTAATACTGCTACAACAAATGCATCTACAGCTGATGGTAAAGCTGTAACAGCTGGTAACTATGCTAATAGTGCTTATGGTCAAGCTAATACTGCTACGACTAATGCTGCAACTGCTGATGGTAAAGCTGTAACAGCAGGATCTTATGCTAATGGAGCTTATACTCAAGCTAATACCGCAACTACTAATGCTGCTACAGCTGATGGTAAAGCAGTAACAGCTGGTAACTATGCTAATAGTGCTTTTGCTGCTGCGAATACTGCTACAACAAATGCATCTACAGCTGATTCTAAAGCTGTTGATGCTGGTAACTATGCTAACTCTGCATTTAGTGTTGCTAATACGTCAGACAGTAAAGCAGTAACATCTGGATCATATGCTAATTCAGCTTACACGCAAGCAAATACAGCAACTACCGATGCTGCTACTGCTGACAGTAAAGCAGTAACAGCTGGTAACTATGCTAATTCAGCTTATACTCAAGCTAATACAGCAACTACCAATGCTACTACTGCTGATCAAAAGGCCACAAGTGCTGGATCATATGCTAATTCAGCTTATGGTCAAGCTAATACTGCTACAACAAATGCATCTACCGCTGATGGTAAGGCTGTAACAGCTGGTAACTATGCTAACTCGGCATTTGGTTCAGCTAATACTGCCGACAGTAAAGCAGTAACATCTGGATCATATGCTAATTCGGCATTTGGTGTAGCAAATACCGCAGATAGTAAAGCTGTAACAGCTGGATCATATGCTAATTCATCATTCACTACCGCTAACACTGTAACATCAGCGAGTTTGTATGCTAATGGTGCTTTTGCTTCTGCAAACACTCGACTAGCTACAGCTGGTGGTACAATTTCTGGTGATTTAACAGTAACAGGATTCACCACTTTACAAGAAGTAACAGAAGTTTTAAGTACATTAACTGGTGCTACAGGAACAGTAACTCATAACTTAACTGATGGTTCTGTTTTTTATCACACAAGTGCTGCAGCAAACTTTACTGCGAATTTTACAAATGTACCAACCACAACAAGTCGATCTATTACAGTTACGATTGTTATAGTACAAGGTGCAACAGGATATATACCAAATGCCGTACAAATAGATGGCGCAGCACAAACAATTAATTGGGCTGGCGGTGCAGCACCCACACCAACAGCAAACAAAACTGAATTTTATTCATTTAATTTATTAAGAATAGGATCTGCATGGTCTGTATTTGGTTCTGAGATTACATTTGGTTAAATATGCCTAGATTATCTTCGATAAACACATTCGTTTTAAATTCTGTAATTGGTTCGGTAGCAACTGATCCAGAGCAAGCTAATTATCAAGGTGCCACTATGGTCTTTGTTTTACAAGGATCCGCACCAACAGGATGGGTTAAAGACACTTCAGATACCGATTATACTTTACGATGTGTTACAGGATCAGTATCAAGTGGAGGATCATCAGGATTTTCTTCCGTTATGTCATCTAAATCTTTAACAGGTAGTCTATCGGTAACTGGAACTGTAGGAGGAACATCACTTACATCTAGTATGATACCCTCCCACAACCACGGACCTTATCCTGCTGCAGCAACTGTTGCTGCCAGCACAACTTCTCCTGTAATACCAGGACCATCAATAGCCAGAACAGTATCTAACAATTTTACACCTGGTGTGGTAAATCCAGGTGGTGTTAATCCTGGAGTTACAGCAACTGCTCATGATCATCCGTTAAATCCAGCAACAAGTCCTGTAACCTTCACCACAGTAAATTTAGCTATTAAATATGTGGATTCAATTTTAGCAACAAGGACTTAATATGGCATTAGTTATAGAATCAGGATCAAGAACAATAATGAAAATGACCACTCCACCAACGGGATGGACAAAAGATACTACATATGATAATTATGCACTAAGAGTAACTACCGGTTCTGTTATTAATAGAACTACAGGAGAGTCTTTTTCTACAGTTTTTAAAAATTATAATAGCATTGGTGTACCGGCACCTGGACTTTCTTATTCTGCTGTAAACGCCACTGTGATAGACGATGCGGCAATGACAACGCATAATCACACTACCATAACACACCCATCCGCATTGTTAACTAGACGAGGTGGTGCAGGTAATACGAACGTAGCTCGTACCCCAGCGGGAGCACCAGTTACTTTTAGTAATAACCCTGGTGGTGGAGGATCACATACTCATCCAATTGGAACTGTAGCCGTTACTGGTTCAATTAATCAGAGTGGAGTTAATTCAGAAATAAATTTGAATATAAAATATGTTGACACTATTATAGCGGTTAGGAGTTAATCGTGGCTATTTTTGATTCTGGAACAACAACAATTTTTCATCAAACATCCGCACCCACTGGTTGGACGAAAGAAACTGTGAATTATAATAATCACGCACTTCGAGTAGTAAATGGATCGTCTTTGAGTTCTGGAGGTACTGTCGATTTCACAACAGGTTTTAATACTACATCATATATTTTTTCATCGGTTGCTGTTCCTTATACAGTAGGTAACCATACCTTAACTGGAGCTCAGTTACCATATCACCTTCATGCTGTTGCGCCATCAACAAATAGATTTGCTATTGGAACTGCTACCACACCCACAAATGCTACATCTCCAATAACTCCTGCTGTACCCGTTATGACTACTGCCGTACCGGCCGGTGGGCCGATAGGCGCATCAGTAGGTAGTTCAGGAGCGCACAATCACTCAATTACAATTACCGCTAGTGGTAATGTTTTTGGTCCAAATTCTACAATAGGTGTAAATTATATTGATGTTATTATTGCTTCTTTAAACTAATTCATATATAATAGTATATTCGTTTTTAACCGAAAGGCAATTTTTATGATTCAAACACATAAATTAGTAGTAATTCCTGTTGATGGTATTGTCGTTACAGACCAAGAAGGTTTATCAGAGTTAGACTTATCTCAATGTGGAATACCAGATAATATACATGCATTACAATGGAATAATCCCATTTGGCCAGATAAACAAAATTCCCATCTAAATGGATTGCAATATGGCCAAGGATCTGGTTGGTTAGAATTTAGATCGACCGATCCTAATGAAAATATAACTGAATTACCACAATGGGCTATCAACTGTTATGATGTATGGTTGCAAGCATATAATATAAAACAAGCTGCACTAGCGGCATCAGATGCTGCTGATGAAGCCGCAGCTGCAGCAGAAAACAATTAAATTAAAAAGTGATTATATTATGAATAAATCATTAACTGAAAATAATTATATCTATATTCCCAACTTCATTAGTGAAGCCGCTGCAAAAGTCATGGCTTCCAACTTCAAAAGTCACTGTAAACAAAATGAGGTTCAAGGAGACAATCAAGCTCCAAATTCTTCAGCGGAATATAATTTCATAGACTTTTTAGAAATGCTATGTGATAAAGTACCAACGGTGAGCACAATTATAGGTGAAACCGTTTTACCAACATATAGTTATGCTAGAGTGTATAAAGATGGTAGTGTTTTGGAAAGACATAGGGATAGAGATGCTTGCGAAATAAGTTTAACTGTACATTTAGATGGTGATGAAGATTGGCCAATTTATATTGAAACTCCTGATGGTAATGAAGTTGAATTGATTCTAAAACCAGGTGATGCAATGCTTTATTTGGGATGTGTTGCTGATCATTGGAGAAATCAATTTTTAGGTAAAGAATATGTTCAGGTATTTTTACATTATGTAAGAAGTAGAGGTGATAAAGCTTATACTTATTTTGATAAGAAAAAAGATTCTCCAATCAAAAAAGAAGAAAGTGTGAAACAAGAAAAAACAACACCAGTTAAAATAAACTCCAAAAATAAAATATCAGATTTCATTCAAATTTATGAAGATATTATTCCCTACTCACTATGTGATGAAATTATAAATGAGTATAAGAATGATGATAATTGGTGTCTTGCTGGAGTAGGATACGAGGAAATGAATTTAAATGCTAGAAATGTAAATACAATTCCTATTTCACACGAAAATACAATTTTAAAAAATCCCGAAATAAGAAAACTTTTAGATGATAGACTTTATAAAGTTGCAAATGAGGTCATTAGAAAATATAATGATATTTTCCCACTAAGTCAAATAGAAGAAGATTCTGGATATGATTTATTAAAGTATGAGGTAGGGCAATTTTACCGGCAACATACAGATTCATACAAAAAACATCCTAGAGCAGTGTCTTGTTCTTTCGCACTAAATGATGATTTTGGAGGTGGAGAATTTGCTTTCTTTGATAGAGAGTTGATTTATAATTTAAAGAAAGGATCAGTAATCATGTTCCCTTCAAATTTTATGTATCCACACGAAATCATGCCTGTAATCAAAGGCACTAGATATTCTATTATTACTTGGTTTGTTTAAAGGAGATTATATTATGCAATTAAAACCAGGAACATTTTGTCCTATAATGAAAGAAGAATGTGTACAGTTTAAATGTGCATGGTTTACTAAAGTTGAAGGTTATGATATCAATACAGGTAAGCAAGTTGAAGAATGGAATTGTGCTATGACTTTTATTCCTATGTTACTGATTGAAAATTCAGGAATGTCTCGTCAAACTGGTGCAGCTGTTGAAAGTTTTAGGAATGAGATGGTGAAATCTAATGAAGAAACTCAGAAGATATTCTCCAATATGTTGTCAATGAATCCTGAAAACAATACAAAATTACTTAAGTAAATGTTTTTTTGTAATCTTACAAGAAACCCATTGATTGTAGTAAGATTCATTCAATAGTGCGTGGCGAGAGAATATCTCCCACGTTTCGTAATAAGACAATTCTGATTTAGTTTTACAGAGGTGAAGTATCTCTCTTACGTATTGATCTTCACCATTTTTTTTAACTTCTTCTTGTAGTAATAAATTAGAACCCCAGTATGTCATCCAATCAGACGATACTCGGGTTTTCTTTTTCTTACCTTTAACTTGTGTAGTCTTAGATTTGGTGAAGAATTTTTTACCAATATATTTACGACCACTTTGAGTATGTGTGATTAGATATACAAACCCAAAATGGCCGTCTATATTTTCTTCGGTAAATTCTTCACCTGTATTATGAAAATACCAGGTCATTCGTCATCATCACCAAAATCCTCAGTTTCAATTAAATATTCACCGCAAAATGGACAGTAGTGTGGATCATCTTCACATTTACTTTCATCATATTTAATTGTAAACTCTGAGGAACATGCCCCACAAGTGTGTTTCAACGAAGCCATTATTGACACCAAGATTGTTTGGCTTCACCAAAATATTCCCGAGCGAAACCGTTTTGAATCAACATACTACGGAGACTTTGACCATCTAGAATCATATCACCCAAGACACGACCACCAAATTTATCCCAACCATAGAGTGTGACTTGTCGTTTAATGGACTTTGCAACTAGATTTTTAGTAAACACAGTTGCTGCTTGACCACGTTGATCTTCACTTGGACATTGAGCTCTATGGCCTTTTTCTGGCGTATCTACACCATAGATACGAACTGCTAATTCAGGTTTTAATGGCAAAGGTAAAAAGGGTGCTGCAATCACTACAGTATCACCATCATTTACCCGTACAATTTGTGCATCATACGTTACACCTTTTGCTGTTTTGTCAGCATAAACATTTCCTATACCAGCGAAAGATAATAGACCAATTAAAAGTATTTTTGTTAATTTCATTCTTTCTCCTTAAATATTAAAACTTTCACCACAACCACATCGATTCTTTTCTAAAGAATTTATAAAATCAAAACCTTCATTGAGTCCATTTCTTTTCCAATCTATTTCCATTCCGTTCAGATAAGGAATATGTTTTGGGTCAACAAAAATTTTAACACCGTTAGATTCGTATATAGTATCTGTATCCGATACACTATCAACATATTCTAAGGTATAGGCCAAACCACTGCAACCTGTGGTTCTAACACCAACCTTAATACCTAATCCTTTTCCTCTTTTGTTTAAAGAGTTTAAAGTTTTGCGAGATGCGAGTTCAGTCATTGTGATCATAGATTTCTCCTTCGATCTTTATTTAGACGAAAAAAAAGCCTCTTACGAGGCTTTTAATATAACAAAAAAATTTTAGAAACTTAATTGACTTCTAAACATAATTGCTTTTTCACCATTTACACGACTACCAGAACTACCAACTAATGCATCAAACTTTGTATCTACGTAGTTGAGCATGAAACGTAGATTGTCAGTGCAAAACCAAGTTAGACCGTATGTCATAGCAGTAGCACGATTTGACTTGCCTGTTGCAACGGATACATCACTTGCATCAAACTCACTCATACGTACACCAACCTGCCACGCACCACGACCACCTTTGTCGATTGGATTATTTGGTTTAATCCAACCAAACGCACCATCTTTGTATGCATGTGATTCGCCAGTTAAATTATAAACTGCTTGTACATAGTACCCTTTGATTTCTTGGTCACTACCTGTTGCAGCATCATATTTAAAATTGAACTGTTCGCCTTGAACTTTGAAACCGTTATATGCAAACGCTGCTTCTAATCCTTGGCGTGTTCTTGTAGTAGCACCACTCAATGCGGAACCTGTAAACCAACCAGACTGCATACGAGATTCTGTTCTACCACTGGCTGGTGCAACGCCACTTTTAATTTCACCTGTGCTGTATGCTGCACCCAAGTGTGCAGTGTATGCTTTGCTGCCTGTTAGTTCAGCAATATTAGTTGTTACACGACCAATATAATCAAGTCCATCGAACTCTGCGCTCTTATTGGATTTGCCTCTACTTGCTGCTATAGCATATGTAAGGCCAGGTTTTGGCACACCATGTAACATGAAACCAGTTTCTTTTGCAGGAATAAATTCAGTATCATTCTGACCAATCAAACTACGTTCCATAAAATCTAGATTGTTTGAACTTGTCATTTGTTCAAGACTAAATGGCATCTTGAATAAGCCAAATTGAAATTGCATTTCTGGATTTGCTGCATAGTTTACCCACATCTCATCTGCTGTTGATGATGTAGAACTAAAGCCATCACTTGCACCAAAGTTTGCTAACAATTGATATTTGAAGTCTTTTGCAAATTGTCCACGAACACCAAATCTTGCACGGCGAACTTCGGCTAAGTTTTGATACGAATCCGTGGTTTGGCCGACACCATAATCTGGTGTGTATTGGCGATAGTCCATATGAATTCGACCTGTAAACTGTGCCGTATTGTTTCCATCTTTGCTTTTGAGTCCGATTCCATTTTCTGTGACTGAACCATCGTTTGCTCTTGCTTGTCTGTATTTGACCGAATCACTAACATCTTTGTCGATTCTTTGTTCTGCAAACTTTTTGTTTTCTTCTTTTTCTTCATATGCATTGAGTTTTGATTCATATTCTTTTTGAGTGATTATATTCTTCTCTCTTAGAATATTCAATGTATCTTTATACTCATCAGCATATGCAGGAATTACTGCTGCAAGTGCAACTACGATAGATAATTTTTTAAATAGTTTCATAATTTATCCTTATTTCCAAATTGGGTTGTTGTCAGGACCTTTTAAGTCTTTTTTCCAATTGTCCTGATTTAATTTAATAACTGATTGTGGTAAATGAACATATTCTAGTTCTTCACTCATCTTGGCACCATTCTTCCAACTCCAATCAAAGAATTTCAAAACTGCACGACCTGTCAAACTATCTGCTTGTTGTTTGTGCATGAGAATGAAACTTGCGCCTGTTGCTGGCCATGCTTCTTTACCTGTTTGCCATGTGAGCAACAAATACATTCCTGGTGCATTAGCCCAATCTGCGTTTGCTGCTGCGGCTTTGAATGAATCGTCACTTGGTTGTACAAAAACACCATCACGATTTTTTAATTGTGCGTGTGCAATTTTATTTCTTTTTGCATATGCATATTCTACATAGCCAAATGCACCTTTGATTCTTTGTACTTGAACAGCAACACCTTCATTACCTTTACCACCTACACCAACTGGCCATTTTACTGCTGTGCCTTCGCCAACAGTTTTTGCAAAATCAGCGTTTGCTTTACCTAAAAAGTTTGTCCAAATAAATGTAGTGCCTGAACCATCTGCACGATGAACAACTGTGATTGCTAATGCTGGTAGATTGACGCCAGGATTCAAATCAACAATTGCTTTATCGTTCCACTTTGTGATTTTACCAAGATGAATGTTTGCAATAACTTCTGGTGTTAATTTTAATTGACCTGCTGCTACACCGTCAAGATTGAATACTGGTACTACACCGCCAATTACTGCTGGAAATTGCACTAGACCTTCTTTGTCTAATTCTTCAGGCTTCAATGGCATATCACTTGCACCAAAGTCAACTGTTTTTGCTTTGATTTGTTTGATACCACCACCAGAACCGATTGATTGATAATTCAGACCAATGCCAGTGGATGCTTTATATGCTTCTGCCCACTTAGCATAGATTGGAAATGGAAAAGTCGCACCAGCGCCAGTTAATTCTGCTGCGGATGCGACTCCTGTAAATAACAATAAAGATAAAAGTAACTTTCTCATGATTTCTCCTATAAGAATTGTGCCTTTGCACAATATCACACTTATCTATGAAATCATGATCCTTAAACGGGATTGTAACAAAACCGTCATCGGATTGTCATAAATCAATTAATACATATTTGGAGGATCTACTTTCCATTCATATCCTTCGGGAACTGGATTCCAATTATTGGTATCTTTTTTCCATGCAAAACCAATACCCCAATCGTTAGAAGTTTCAATCACGTTTGCTTCAACAGCCCATTCATCTTTATTTAAATTTCTCATGAATACTTTTGGACCAGGATGATATGCTGTATCATGAAGTCCAACAATTCCATTTTTTCCTAAAATGTTTGTGTATTCCCAATCTTTTAAACATTGATTAACGCTGTGCCACCCGTCGATGAAAATAAAGTCAAATTCTTTTCTAGTTGCTCCACATTTTTCAAAAATTTGATTTATTATTTTCATATTTTCTTCATAGTTGGAACTATCACCTCTTATAACATGAATATTTTCTTCTTCATTGTTTAGATATTCTCTATCATCTATATCTATTCCAATATAGATAGTTTCTTTTTTCTTATTTTTCAACAACACTTGTGTAAATGAATTTTCTCCATTTCTATTGACTCCGATTTCAAGTATAGCGGAACAATTTTCAGAAACTCTCAAAAATCTATCTCTTAAGACCATTCTATTCGCTTCAGTTACCTCAGCCCAACCCCTAAATTCTATTCTTGGATCTCCATCACTATCATCCCAAGGTGTAAGATATCTAATATCTTTTATTAAATCATTTTTCCATTTCATCACTTTTTCTCCTTTTAAGCTGCTTTACCCCAAACTTCTTCCCATTGTCCCGACAAGGCACCTTTTGCGTAATCAGTAACACGATTTTCGAAAAAGTTTCCGTGAATAGGAGCATTAATCATTTCTTCAACCCATGGCAATGGATTTTTCTTTACCTTGAAAATCCCTTTAAGACCAAGAGAAATAAGCCTACGGTCAGCAATATAGCGAATATAGCGCTTAACATCTTCTGCATCTAGGTTCTCCATTGGACCCATCTCGAAAGCTAGGTCAATAAATTTATCTTCTAGTTCCACCATTTTTTCTGCAATAGTATATATTCTCGATTTTAAATCATCATTCCAAATTTCTTTGTTTTCTTCCACATATGTACGGAACAATTTAATCATATTCTCGGCGTGCATTGTTTCATCAACAATAGACCAAGTAACGATTTGTCCCATACCCTTCATCGTACCGTTGCGTGGGAAGTTAAGTAACATGATAAAGGAACTGAATAATTGCATCCCTTCGGTGAAAGCAGAGAATACTGCAATGTGAGTAGCAGTAGAAGCAGCATCGCCATTCTGTGAGCTAAGATTAAGTACGTAATCATGTTTATCTCTCATTGCCTGATATTCTAAAAATTGATTGTACATTGTATCAGGCAATCCTAATGTTTCAATCAAGTGTGAGTATGCTGCAATGTGTAATGCTTCACGAGCTGCAAAACCAAGTAACATCATTCTTACTTCCGGTTGAGGAAAATAAGGAAGATAATTCTTTACATAACCACCTGCCACATCAATGTCGCCTTGTGTGAAGAATCTAAAAATGTGTGTGAGAAATTGTTTCTGTTCTGTTGTTAATTTGTTTTTCCAATCTTTTACATCTTCGATCATTGGAACTTCTGAATGAAGCCAATGAGCTTGTTCATGTTGCAACCATGCATTATATGCCCAAGGATATGCGAATGGTTTAAATGCGGTTCTTTCGTCCGTTAGTTTTGTGTCGTGCTTTTTAATCATTGATGAATGCCTCTAGTTCTTGTTTTGTTTTATTTCCTATGAGTCTTTTTGATGCCATATTATCTTCAACGATTACCAATGTTGGTACACTACGAATGCCAAATTCTGTTGCAATTTCTGGATTGACATCAATATCAATCACTTCAATTGGTACATTAGTTTCAACTTCTTCTAATGTTTTAGCTAGCATTTTACATGGTCCACACCATGATGCTGTAAATCTTAAAACTTTTTTCATCGACCTTGACCTCTATATTTTTTATTTGATGTTTTTTCTGTTTTATTCATGGAGGAGGTTTTTTTCTGTCCACCCTGTTTAGTTCTTTTGTGTACTGATTTGTGTTTACTTGTTCCGGTTTGCTTAGCCATAATATCTCCTTATTTGCTTTTGTAATTTACATTTTGTTTTGCTTCCAATTCACGCAAATCGTTTGCCACATCTGATACGCCATGCCAATCTTCAATCGCAATCATTACTTGTAAATAATCCAATAATATTTCTTTTTGTGTTTCAAAATTGCTGTAATCTTTACTTTTGCTCATTCTTTTTTTCCTCTTGTACTATTGCTGGTTTTTCTGGCCATATTTTTTCTTTAATGTATGAAGCACCAAACCAACCCCATGCTGAAAAGAAACCCCACATAATGATTTCACCTATCATACTACTTCTCCATCAATCTGTCAACAAATTGTTTTAATAATGTATGATGTTTACCATTATTCCAGTGACGATGCAAATAAGGTTTATCATACCAATATTCTTCTGCTTCGAGATGGGGTCCAATCAAACCTATACGACCTTGTATAATTGCGGCTGGATCTCCATTTTTATATCTCGCTACAACTTCATAATTCGATTCTTCTCCGATAAATGTAGGTGCATCGTAAAAGAAGAATCTATCATCTGTGCCGTTCCAGTTACATTCAATTGCTTTACTGTATGATCGTCTGGTACAGGTGTTTGGTCTTTTAATATATTGTTTTGATTCAACTCCGTACAGTATATTAAAATAATGTTTATCAGCCCAATAGGCACCCATACATATCCCAAGATATCTGCCACCAGATTTGATGTAGTCAAGGATAAAACTCCCGTGATGCCTAAAATATGTATCGAAAGCATCACTGTCGCCAACACCACCAGGAAAACACAAGAGATCCACATTATCAAAAAAGTCGTTTTCGATTTCATGTTTAGTAAATAATTTATATGTATAGTTCGGTCCTAGTGCTTTGATTATACCATTGCACGATTGAACCGAACATTTCGGGTGTTGCACAAATAATGCAATTGTTGACACTTTATATCAATCATCCTTCGCAAGCTAAACAAACATCTTCTGTTGCTAAAGCCTTCAAATCAATTTCTTCGATCACTTTTCTTTCGATTCTCTTTGACACTTTATCTGCTTTAGCCAATTTCTCACTACGGCAGTAATAAAGTGTTTTGAGTCCTTGTTTCCAAGCCTGAAAGTGTACAGCATGTAGATACTTTACATTTACATCAGGTCTAAAAAAGAGGTTAATGGATTGCGCCTGGTCAATGTAATTTTGTCTGTTAGCTGCGTGGTCCACAATCCATCTTTGGTCAATTTCCATACTAGTTTTGTAGACATCTTTGGTCCATTCATCCAAGAAATCCAAGTGTTGGACGGAACCATCGTTTGCAATGATAGATGACCAGATTTCTTGATAATCCAATTTGCTGTCGGCATCACATTTCTCCTTGATTAACTTATCCAAATACTTATTTTTATTTAAGTAGGCTCCAGAAAGAGTATCTTGTCTATAGGCATTGGCACGATAAGGCTCAACAGAAGGGCTAGTATTGCCCATGATAATAGAGCTAGAAGCATTAGGAGCAATGGCCATAAGATGACTGAAACGTAGTCCGGTGCCTCTAGCATCCGGTGCTTCACCTCGTTCAGCACCCAATTGAAGATTCGCTTCATTTAATCCTTCTCGTATGTGTTTAAATATTTTATTGTTTGAAGATGTTGCCAGCGCCGACTCAAACGGTATGCCATTTCTCTGTAGATAAGCGTGAAAACCAAGAGCCCCCACACCAATGCTGCGCTCTTGGATAGCAGAGTACCTGGCTCGGCTAATGTGATCAGGAGCATTGCTAATAAAGTACTGAAGTACATTATCCAGCATTTCAGCCGTGTCCCGTAAAAAAAGTTTATCATTTTTCCACTCATCAAAATACTCCAAATTCAATGACGAAAGACAGCAAACAGCAGTTCTTTCTTTGTCGGTTGGTAAAATAATTTCGCTGCATAGATTACTTTGTTTAATTGATAGACCTAATTTCTTTTGAAATTCTGGCATTGCACGATTACTTGTATCAATAAAATGCAAATATGGTTCACCCGTCATCATACGCATTTCAAGTACACGTTGCCACAATTCTCTCGCAGAAACTTTGTCACGTACTTCACCACTATGTGGATCTTTTAGTTCCCATGTATCATCTGCATCATGGTCTAACATACACTTTTCAATTAAATGCATGAAGTCATCTGTAATGTTAATTCCGTGATGTAAATTCAAACAACGCATGTTTTGATCACCCGTTGGTTTACGCATCTCTAAGAAAATAAGAATATCTGGATGACTAATATCAAGATAAGCAGCGTAAGAACCGCGGCGGGTCCTACCTTGCCTATACGCCAAAGAAGAAGCGTCATAGGTACGCAAGTGAGGCATAATGCCAACAGACTTATCATCAGCAGAACGAATACCAAGACCAATTCCAACTCCTCCTCCTAACATTGAAAGCCAGTTGACTTCCGATAACGTATCGACCAAGCCCTCAGCACTATCATCCAAATAAGGTAAGAAACAAGAGATAGGAAGGCCACGCTTACTACGGCCAAAGCTAAGAATGGGAGTAGAATAACTAAGCCAATGCTTGCTACTATAATTATAAAGTCTTTGTGCATGTTCTTCATTTGAACTAAAAGCTTTTGAAACATATGCAAACCTTTCTTGTGGAGAGTTTTCTTCCTCTTTCATGTAAGATTCTTTTAATCTTTTTACACCCAACTCATCAAACAAACTATCTTGAGAATAGTCTACCTTAATACCATTGATGATATCTTCCATTCGCTGCTCCAATTTTATTGTTATTAATTTTCTGTGAATTCTTTTGCCATCGGAAATACTTTGGCAACTACTTCTGCACATTTACGTGCGATGAGCATGTGCTCTTTTTGTGTGCCGTTTGCTGAACGTAACTGTATGTAGTGTATCCAACTACGCAAGGTTCCATTCATATACAAACGTGATACTGTTAGACCTTCTGGCAAAACTACACGGGCTTGTTCTTTTGCAAGACCATTTTCTATAGCCCACTCATACGCTTGTTTTGCTCTTAGAATTACTGATGCTTGTTCTGATTCCCATCTTTCTTGCAAGTAATCATCATTCGTTTCAATAGAATTTTGTCGATTCTTTGTATCTTGTAATCTAGCTTCACGATACACAAAATCCAAATCTTCTACAGGATTAGCATAACGCTGTGAAAATTCCTGAAAAGAAAAAGAACGGTGACGAAGCATCTGTCTAGCAATATCTCTTGTGGTTTCAATTTCTAAACACATACTCACCATCTCTAAAGGTGACCAGTGTTGGTTTTTGATGAGATAACGAATTAACTTCTCACTTGTTTCTTTATTTGATTGGTTACTGGGATTTGATACTCTTGCACAGAAAGCGACTAACTCTTGTAAATCTTTTTCAATGCCACCACCTGATGTTCGTGCTATTTGTGAATAACTAATCAAATTAACTTTCATGTTAAACTCTTTTCCAAAATGTAAATCTAGTTTGTGCTTCCAAACCAGAAAAAGTATTATTACTTATAATTTCTTCAATTGCGTCAGGTGAAATGCCTGACATTACCATTTCATTTATATCTTTGGCTTCAATATAATCTGGCCATATCACTACCTTATAACCTAATTCTATCGAATTGTGCATCATCTTTAGAATTTCTTTATTTCTTTTTTCATTATCATAGATGAGAATCTTTTCTTTGCAATCTACATTCTTAGCTGCGATTGAAAGATTTCCATCACCTGAAGCGATGCAGTTATTTAGAAACAAGGAATCTAACTGGCCTTCTACAATTCTTACTGGTTGATTTAAATCAACTGTATCCATACCAAACAATAACTTATCTTTTGAATCGTTTGTTCTCACGGTAACATAACGAAGCACTTTACTTCCAGATTCCAATGATCGACCAGTTACAGCGATTAATTCATTGTAATGGTCATAGAAAGGTATAACTAGACGAGCATCAGGTACTAATTCTTTATCACAATCAGGTATGAGTTTCTTAATGAACTTCTCATAGTTGGTTGTGAAATAGAGGTTATCAAAAAACTTTTCTGGTATTTTTCTTTTTTGTACGTATGTTAAACAAAAATGTCCAGAAGGCA